ATACCTAGCAACCCGAACAGGGATCCCATAATTACGATGATAAGCGAAAAACAACCGCTCTGAGAACAATTTCTCCCAACCATATTCAGAATCTGGATTAGCAGGGTATGCTGAGTCTTCACGACAATCTGGGGTATCAGGGTCTAGTTGATTATGCTCTGGATACATACAAGCAGATCCAGAGTAGAAAATCTTTGTTTTATTTACGCCTTTAAAGTCATTTAGTTGTCGTTGTGCTTCAAGAACATTGAGATTGATAGTTGCAGAATTATGCATAATATCAGCATCATTCTCGCCAGTGAAGACGAAACCAGCACCACCCATATCAGCAGCAAACTGATAGATCTCATCAAAAGTATCAATATACTGAGATGCTACAAAATGATAAAAGTTGCCAAGATATCCTTTAAATTCAAGAACTCTTTCAACGAAGTTCATATCTCTTAGGTCTCCCTGAATGAACTCATGTGCTTCAGTTTCAGAAAACTCTGGACGCTTAAGATCAACTCCACGCACCCAATATCCTTCAGATCGTAGTCGTTTAACCATATGACTTCCGATGAAACCACCGGCACCAAGTACAAGTGCCGTTTTTTTATAATCACTCATAAATTGCATTAAACTCTTATTATATATTATACTAAAAAAGATGAGTTTATGCAACTCATCTCCATAACTCAGTCTCTCCAATTTTTTTATCTTTACCAATTGGCATATTTAATACGGGTCATTGACTCCACCAGTATAAGTTTTAAGTCATTCCAGGACTAGTATAAAGTTGAATTAATTTTGATATTTCGGAGACACCAAAAAAAGCACATAAAAATAAAACGTCCCAAAGTTTTAATTTAATTGCAAAAGGTATTGTAAATAATCCCCCAATACATTTAAGCACTAAACCAAATTTAAATTCTCCCCATAACATAACTTGATATCCTATTACGAGGAGAGTATTTCCAATCCACCGAAGTAAATCAGATTTTGACATAAATTATTGCCTTTAAAGTCTTTATTGACTATTTACTCAGGCAACTTCTACTGATTCAAGATCTTGATAAAGATATTCAATGAGCATTTCATAATCGTCCAAAGGATCACCAGAGAATACTACACCTTCGTTCTCGTAGTAGCGGCGGACCTTTTTATAAAGTTTCGGATTCTTTACATCAAGATAAAATTCGCCATTTGCTGCACCACGAAGGGTTTGAACGTCTTTCTTGAATTTTGCTGTGAGAGTCATTGTTTTGAATGTTGACCTTAGTATTATAAGGGATTGTGGTGTAGAAGTCAAGGCAGACAGTCTTGAGAGTGTCTCAGGAACCTTCCTCATGATTTGTATGGATTTTAAGTATCTCATCAAAATCCACATTTGCATCTTCACATATACTAACAACTTCTTTGTATGGGACTATAACAGCATTTCCATGCTCACTTGTAATGATGAATGATTCTCCATTTTCAACTCTAGAAATTAATTTATCGAAATCTGATTGAAATTCTTCTACAGTAAATGATTGAAGTTCGCTAAGTTCTTGATTCATTTTTTCATAAAGTAATTTATGAGTCGGGGTGACTGGGATCGAACCAGTGTCTTCTTGCTCCCAAAGCAAGCCGTCTACCGCTGACTTACACCCCGTTATTTAAATATAATAACAAAGAACAAAAAAATTGTCAACTAAGTTTATGAAGTTATTGTTATCGTCAGAATTCCCCCTCTAGATAATGCTAATGGATATTGGTTTGTATAATCATAAATCATACTCCATTTATTTGTGTCAAGATCATATGATCCCTCAACGCCACTACCCCAGTTACTATTAAATTTACCAAGCAAATTTCCCGCAGTGCCGGGACGAGGAGAACCTCCCCATATATCAAAACTAAATCCCTGAGTGGGATACTGCCCATTTTGCAAATTAGATACCGCATCATTAAATCTCCAAGTTGCATAATGCGGAGAATAAAATTTACAGGATTCTGAATTATTTACCATTGTAAAGCTTTGTCCATTATAATTACCAGTGACTGAAGCATACTGGGATTGGTTACTTATCAAATTATTTGTATTAGTTATATTATTCAGAGAAAAACTCCATGCGGTTCCCTCTGAAGGACTTGATATTGCAAAAGTTACTGTTGCCATATTAATTTATTTTTTATTACTATGTATAAAGGAAATGCCGATTATAGGAACAACAATTATTCCAAATCCACAAAGTCCTAACCATACTGGACTTGCTGCAAGTGTTTCTACAACATGAAAAATCATCTTCCTCTCCAGTGCTTATATTCAAAGTAAAAATACTGATCTACCTCATTTAAACCTGTTAAGGGAGCATTTACACCCCATTCAGACCATTCTAAACAAAATTGTTTAATATCATGATTATGTAGAACATTGTGTCCATAGATCCTAACAAAAGATGACATAGCAAACTGATACTTTTTATTGTGGGTAGGCATTGTGGAGTCCCCAGTTTATAAAGATTGCTATAAAAGTAAAAATACAGATTGCCTTAAAAAATGTACTGATCATCTTCGTCTTCATAAGTAGATGGTTCTTCAAATAATTCTTCCATTTTTTGTTGCAAAACTCTTTCTTGCAATTTTAGTAAATCTTCTTCTGTAATCATCCCAATCAGTTTAGAGTAATTTTAAGAAATGGTAATAAAGGAGGAACAACTCCAATTAACCTTAAAAGTCCCTCAGCAAATAAAGCAAGAACCACCCAACCAACGCACATACTAATGATAGAAGCATTACGGTTGTGTCGTCGTATTGCTGCATCAATCATCTCCTTAACTTCAGAACGACTAACAAATTCATCATAAGGTTCCATCATTTTTCATCACCAAGGAATTTAGCAAGAGGGTCTCTTCTGGTTTTGACTATTTCAACTGCTCTTTTATAGAACATATTATCAGTATTTCCAGAAGATTCGAAAGTTTCTTTAATCTTCACCCAATTATTATAGGTGTGTTGATCCATTCATTTAAAGCATGATACTACTATATACTAATCACAAACATTTCAAAGTCAATAAAATGTCAGCATTTTGTAACAGTAATATACAGAAAATGGAATAAAATATTAAATTAGTATTCTATGTAACTGTTTTAAAACGGAAGCGACTGGATTCGAACCAGTGGAGGTATTACCCTCATTTGTTTTCAAGACAAACGCAATAAACCGGACTCTGCCACGCTTCCAATATAAAGTCCTCAACGGACTTCAAAATCTAATTTACGAACTTTTCTTTTTCTTCTCGCTTCTTGCCAAGCGATATCTTGAGAAGTCAGCACACCTTTCTTTTGATTTTCTTTTAAGGAGTTTAACATAACAACACGAGATAAGTCAAGTGCTGAAATTTTATCCCCACGAATCGTTGCCATATTTGAACATCCACAAGTTATAGTTTTTGTCGGATGCCCTACTAATTCTTTATTGCAATCTTTGCATCTTATTGAAATCATTGTTCTTTATCCTATTCATTGCGTGAATGATCTTAACATCCAAATAAATTTACCATGTGCTTCATTTAAATCATCAATAAGGTTAATTGTTCCTTTTGATTTTTGAGTTTCTGCCTCTTCCGACACTTGAGTTAAAAGTTCCACAATCTTTTGATTTCCCACTAACAAATCACGAACCATACCTATAGTATCTAGTCCACTATTTGCCTCAGAAATATGAGAAACTTCAGTAATTCTAGAGAGAGTAGGAACTGGTTTTACATTCAAGTATCTCATATGTTCTGTAATTCTATCAATCTCCCCAAACATTGCTTCATACTGCTCCCCGAATAGGTCGTGAAACTGCTTAAAATCATCACCAACGACATTCCAATGATATACCCAAGTCTTTTGAAAGAGAACAAAAAGACTTGCCTGAGTATCAGATAGTAATTTATATAGTGTTTCCATCTTACTCTTTTTTTGAGTATTTATGTAATGGGCACAGACGGACTCGAACCGCCGACTGTCTGAATGTAAGTCAGAAACTCTACCGACTGAGTTATGCGCCCAAATGAGTAGTGAGTGCCCACAACTCGCGGAAGACACTCTCCGCAACGAGCGGGGGTGATCAAGTCCCCGACCTAAGAAAACTTAGGATTTAGTGAGTCGGATATGATGATCCCGA